CTCGTTGATGCCGTCGCCCTGGGGACCGTTCTTGTCCTCACGGCCGATCATGGAGCCTTGCAGCACAAAGGTCTGCTGCTTTGTTCCGGCATTGGCACATACCACAGCGGAGCGGTCGCCCAGGTCACGAACCTCATCACGCTGATTCTGCGTGAAAGCGACCACGGCAATGCCGCCCTGGTTACAGGAAGGATTACCGCCGTTGCCGTCCAGCGTCCGTGCGGTTTCCGCTTCGTAGATGCCGCTGTGGGGATTATCCGACTTCATGGCGTTGGAGTCCTTGGATGAGATGCCGAAGGGATGAAGGACGCAGGTGAAATTGTCCTTGTCCGGCATCCGCTGATTTCCACCTGCGTTCTGTTTGGTGAGAGTCGGAGAAACCTGTCCGCCGTCCCAGCCGCAAGGCTCGAACAGCGTCTGGTCGTTGTTACAGGACAGAGTCGCGGACTTATTCTCCTGAATGAGCGCACCCTTGCCGCCGCCTTCGCAGCCGGAGCGGATCTTCATCACAAGCGGTACATTGTTGCCGCCCGTGCCCATGCGTGAGGTCAGTGTCTGCACATTCCCGTCCTCGGAAAGTTTGACTCTGCTGTCGGTAGGATGGTTTTCCAGTGCGACCGCAGCGGGAACGACCCCAGCACGGAGCGTGGGAGAGCATTCCTCCTCATAGCCGATGGTGCGGCTCTTTGCGGAATGCTCGGTGCAAAATCCTGCCGACTCCATCACGCAGGGCGGATGCCCGTGATTTTCTGCTCGGAGCGTTGCCGCAACATCCTCGGAAACTTCCATGCGGTTGCCGCCCTGGTCATTCAAAACAATGCCGTTACGACCGGTACTCATTCCGCAGTTCACGCCGAGAGTGGCGGAAGTGTCGTCCGTCAGACTGCCGTTGTATCCATCGAAGCCTGCCGCTCCAGCGCAAGGCGTAAAACTTCCGGCAGCTCTTTGCCACGAGCGGAAGCCCTCCGCAGAATACCCAGACAAGCCTTCTGACTCAAATAGTATTTTTCCGGCACTTCCGCCTGCAAGATCTGCGACAAGGTAGATGCGGCGTCTTCGCTGGGGAACTCCCCAGTATTGTGCGTCAAGAGTTCGGTACGCAACGCTCCATCCGTCTCCCATGTAAAGGTCGGCGTAGGGCCATCGTGCCTTTTCAGGCATAGGCACCTCGGTCTCCGGCTCGACGATGCCGATGACCGCTTCGAGGACGGCTTTGAAGTCCTCGCCCTTGTTCGAGGAGAAGGCGCCGGGGACATTCTCCCAGCAGATCCATTTTGGATATTTGCCATCTGTGGCATACCTCATTTCTTTGATAATGCGGACGGCTTCATAAAAAAGACTGGAACGCTTTCCGTCCAAGCCGTCTCTTCGACCTGCCACGCTCATGTCCTGGCACGGTGAGCCGAAGGTGATGATGTCCACGGGTTCAATTTTGCCGCCGTCCATAGCGGAGATGTTCCCGTAGTGCTTCATAAAAGGCAGACGCTTGGTGGTCACCCGAATGGGAAACGGCTCAATCTCCGAGGCCCACACGGGAGTGATACCGGCAAGCAGTCCGCCCAAAGGAAAGCCCCCGGAGCCGTCAAACAGGCTTCCGAGGGTCAAAGGCTTTTCAGTTTTCATCTGGATGCCTCCAATCGTTCTCTCAGCGCAGTGTAGAACGCTCTGCTTCGGATAGACTTTCCGGTAGCCGTCCACTCGCGCTCCAGCAAAAAACGAACCTCCAAATCCTCCACGCTGTAGTCGGCACGGAAGTTTCGCCAGGTTCGTTTATCCCATGTTTTCAGTTGCTCCCAAAGCCCTGGAAAGTGTTGATGCAGCTCCCGCAGCTCCGTCAACGATTGCAGCGGACAGCACCAGCAGGACACGCGCTTGAAATGCTCATACAGGCCATCCCAATCATATCCACGCTCATAGCAATACCGCAGGCAGTCGCGCTCCGTCCAGCCCCAATCTACCAACGGGTGTCGATGGTTGGGATTCTGATTGTTCGCTCGTTCCAGGCGATATTGCTCATCGGCGGCAATGCCGACATATTCAATGACCTCATACTGTTTCCGCAGTTCCCTCAGAAAACGCTCTCGCGGCATCGCCTTGAGCCGTGTGGTACACCACCGCTGCCGAGGGCCAGGCCATCCGTAGCCATTCAATTGCACTCCGTATTGCCGGACGACAGGCGAATCTGCACTACGCCGTACCGGAACATCAAACATGAGTTCCTCATAGGTATGCTCGGCTCTGACGCTGGTAATTTTCCGACCGATGTCCTTTTCAACCTTTGCGATATGATCATACATAGCAGGAAATTCAAGCCCTGTATCACAGAAAAGAATGCAGTCAATTTTCATGTCGCGCTCCAGCATCCCGAGAAGCATGGCGGTTGAGTCCTTGCCGCCGGAAAATGAAACAAGGTGATATTGCTCTTTCACGCTCACACCTCCGGTGCGGTATTTGCCACCTCAGTGAAGGGCAGTACTTTCCCATCCCGCAGAACGCTGACCTTTTCATCTGTACCGACCTGCTCGATGTACCGTTTTACGATGACGTCGCAGAACTTCTCATCCAGTTCGATGGTATAGCAGATGCGGTCGGTCTGCTCACAGGCAATGAGCGTAGAGCCGGAACCACCAAAGGGGTCAAGTACCACGGAGTTAGCCATAGAGCTGTTCTGAATGGGATAGGCCAGAAGCGGGATCGGCTTCATGGTAGGATGGTCGCCGTTTTTCTTGGGCTTGTCGAACTCCCAGATGGTGGACTCTTTGCGCCCAGTGTACCACTGGTGCTTGCCTTTCTTCTTCCAACCGTAGAGGCACGGCTCGTGCTGCCATTGATACGGGGAGCGCCCCAGCACCAGAGACTGCTTCTTCCAGATACAGCAGCCGGAGAGGTAGAACCCGGCGGCATCAAACGCCTTGCGGAAGTTCAGCCCCTCGGTATCAGCATGGAACACATAAATGGACGCATCGTCCGCCATGACCTTCTCCATATTGGAAAAGGCATCGAAGAGGAAGTCGAAAAACTTCTCCGATGCCATGTTGTCGTTTTTGATTTTCCCAGCGCTGCCCTCGTAGTTCACATTGTAAGGCGGGTCGGTAATAACGAGGTTCGCCTTGCGGCCGTCCATAAGGGCTGCGTAGATTTCCTCTTTGGTGCTGTCGCCGCAGATGAGCCGATGCCGTCCCAGTGTCCAGATATCGCCGGACTTCGTGAAGGTAGGCTTTTGCAGTTCGGCATCCACATCAAAGTCATCCTCTTCGGCTTCAATGCCATCGTCAAACAGCTTCGACAGTTCCTTTTCGTCAAAACCGGTGAGGAGCGGGTCAAAGTCCGTTGCCTGCAAGGACTCGATCTCCACACGCAGAAGCTCTTCATCCCAGCCTGCGTCCATCGCCATGCGGTTGTCGGCGATGATGTAGGCTTTCTTCTGGGCTTCGGTGAGGTGGTCGGCAAAGACGCACGGCACCTCAGAGATGCCTTCCTCCTTGGCGGCAAGAATACGACCGTGACCGGCAATTACGCCATAGTCACGGTCGATGATGACGGGATTGATGAAGCCAAACTCTCGCAGCGAGGAGCGGAGTTTGTTGATCTGCTCCGGGCTGTGTGTCCGGGCGTTGTTGACATAGGGAACCAGCTTCGTGATAGGTACGAGCTGCATCTCGGTCGTTGTTTTCATTAGACCAGCCCCCATTCCGCAAATTTCTCGAAGCCGCCGACCGAGTGGATGTAGTTTCGGGCGATCTCCACGATTTCGGCGTAGGGTCTGCCATCCACGGCATTGTCCCCAATGGCGCAGCAGAGCGTTACGGGCTTGCCGGTTTTCTGGGCTTTGAGGAAAGCGTAGATGTTGACGGACACATCCGCCTTGGACAGATCCTTGCCGTGCAGACCACCTCCTGTCACGGAGTCGGCCATATCCGAGCCGAGTTTGCGGTTGGTCGCGCCGGTGTCCACATCGGTGCCGCCCGTCCAGTCACCGAGCGGGTTGATTTCCGCATCGGGATAAATCTCGCGCAGATGCTGTGTCTCGGCATTGCTCTGACAGAGGATGAGTCGGTCACCGTCCAGAATGTACTTCCCGTCATGGTGATACACGGAGAAAATGTCCCGTGCAATCTGCGACAGCTTTTTCTGCTCCACGGTTACGGGCATTCCCTTGAAGATGCCGTTATCGCCGCAGCGGACACCGTCTGCCTGGTTGTCGGCGAGGTGACCGTCCTGCGGCACTTCTACATAGTCCACGGCGAGATTTCCGGCAATGCGGTGGACGGCGGCAATGACAGCTGCCTTATCCAGCATGACGGAAGTTTCCGCAATGATGTGGCAAACGCCGTGGCCGATGAGGACTTCAACGGCAGTGCGGGGATTTTCTGCTTTCTTGTATGCCAGGTCAACGAGTGCTCCGGCAATTCTGTCCGCCACCTTATCCGGGTGGCACGGATTTACTTTTTCAAACATGGTGTTACCCCCTTTCTCGCACGGAGCAGGCGTTCCATAAGGTCATCCTGCGGCGTAGACTCGCCGTATTCCGTGCTGCAGTTTTCTTTCACGATCTGGAAGATCTCATTCCAGAGCCGAACCGCCTGGTTCATGTAATTGATGCCGATGTTAATAAACGGAGACGGGATCGGCTTTCCCGTGGTGGGGTGCTTGGAGAGAAAACCCATGCGGTTGGTCATTTCCTCGCACTGCACCCAGCGGGCGGAACACATGGCGTAGCGCTCCAAGAGCTGCGGCGA